CGTCAATTTCCTGACGCGCAACCGTTGTCAAGCCTAGAACAGCAAGGTGTTGGCGACCAGTCGCTGTCGCAGTGGATTAATGAGGACGTGGTGCGTATTGCGGAGTATTTTTACGCCGAATACGAAAAAGCGACCCTGCATCTGTACCCAAACAACATCACGGTGTTCGCTGATTCGCCCGACGCGAAGCAAATGAAGATGATGGGCATCAAACCCATCAAAACGCGCCTTGTGGACCGCCGCAAAATCAAGTGGTGCCGCATCAATGGGTACGAAATCCTTGAGGAACGCGACTGGGCGGGCAAATGGATACCTGTCATCCGCGTAATTGGCAACGAATTTGAGGTTGATGGGCGTGTTTTTGTGTCCGGCATCGTCCGAAACGCCAAAGATGCCCAGCGCATGTACAACTACTGGGTCAGTCAAGAGGCCGAAATGCTCGCGTTGGCGCCAAAAGCGCCATTTATTGGCTACGGCGGGCAGTTTGAGGGCTATGAGAGCCAGTGGAAGACCGCCAACACGACCAACTGGCCGTATTTGGAGGTCAACCCCGACGTAACCGACGGTCAGGGCTCTGTTTTGCCGCTGCCAGCACGCGCGCAGCCCCCGATGGCGTCCAGCGGCCTGCTACAGGCCAAAGCAGGCGCCTCCGACGACATCAAATCGACCACTGGGCAGTATGACTCAAGCCTCGGTGCCACCAGCAACGAGCGGTCTGGCAAAGCGATTTTGGCCCGCGAAAAGCAGGGCGACACTGGTACTTATCATTACGTTGATAACTTGGCCCGAGCTATCCGCTACTGCACCCGACAGATAGTAGACCTGATACCGAAAATCTACGACACGCAGCGAATTGCGCGGATTATCGGGGTTGATGGCGAAGCTAATTCGGCCCGTATTGACCCGATGCAGCAAGAGCCCGTCCGCAAAATCGTGGACCAGATGGGCAACACCATCGAGAAAATCTACAACCCTGGGGTTGGCAAGTACGACGTCTGCGTAACGACTGGTCCGAGCTACATGACCAAGCGTCAGGAAGCGATGGACGCCATGTCGCAGATTCTGCAAGGCAACCCGCAGCTGTGGGCGGTGGCCGGCGACCTGTTCATCAAGAACATGGACTGGCCGGGCGCGCAAGAGATGGCGAAGCGGTTTGAAAAGACCATCGACCCGAAATTGTTGGCTGACGACGACAAGTCACCGGCGTTACAGCAGGCCGAGCAGCAGATGCAGGCGATGGGGCAGGAGATGGAGCAGATGCACGCCATGCTCCAGAGCGTCGCGCAGTCGATGGAAGCGCAAGAGCTTAACATCAAGCGTTATGAAGCCGAAACGAAGCGGATTAGCGCCACGATGGCGGGCATGACGCCAGACCAAGTGCAGGATGTGGTGCTAGGCACTATCCACGGTATGATGGAGTCCGGCGACCTGATGCCGCAAAACTCTGGGATGCCTGAGATGCCAGCGCAAGAAATGATGGGCGAACAGCCCCCGATGCCACCTGAGATGCCTCCTGAGATGATGCAGCAGGAGCCGATGCAATGAAGTGCGCCGAGTTCGTAGGGCTGTTCTTTCTGGCGCGGGACGTGACGCACAGCGTGCATTTGAACACTCGCAGCTATGCCAAGCACAAGGCGCTGCAAGAGTTCTACGAAGGCATTGTGGGCTTGGCGGACGGGTTTGCCGAAGCCTATCAGGGCCGGCATGGTTTGATTGGGCCTATCTCGCTGCAATCGGCAAAGAAAACCAGCAACGTGGTGGAGTTCTTGCAAAACCAAGTGGAAGAAATTGAAACCGCCAGGTACACCGTGTGTCCTAAAACCGACACGCCGTTGCAGAACCTGATTGATGGTATTGTGGAATTGTATCTGTCCACGCTGTACAAACTTAAATTTCTTTCGTGAGGTTTATATGGCTTTAGCTTCTTACATTACCGCCACGGCCAATCTAAAGCCTAGTTTCGGTAAACTTAAAGGCATTTTCGTTAGCGCAGCGTCTTCCACGCCGACCATTACGATTTACGATTCTGCCGCAGCAACAACGACCAAAACGCTAATTGGTGTGTTTACGCCGGTTTCGGCGTCTAACTATTTTTTCTCGACCGATGGTTTTCAGTTTAATAACGGGCTGTATGTCGTTATTAGCGGAACTGTTGCTGCAACTGTTTTGTTTGAATAATTATTGCTAGTTTTACCTATATAGGGTAAAAACGCACAAACCGTACCGGTGAGGTTTACCGGGGGCTTTTAAGGAGCCAGTGATGAGTGGTGAAGAACTGTTAGCGGAAGTACCCGCGCCGGAACAGGTAGCGACGGCAGCTCCTGAACCCGATGTTTCAGCGCCGGAAGTTGAAGAGCAGGCAGAGCCCAAGACCTTCACACAAGAAGAGCTTGACGCGATTGTCAGCAAACGGCTTGCAAGAGAGCAGCGTAAGTGGGAGAGAACTCAGCAGCAGAAAGCGCCGGTACAACCGGCAGAACTGCCGCCAGCCGACCAGTTTGAAAGCGTAGAGGCGTATGCCGAAGCGCTGGCTTCGCGTAAAGCAGAGCAACTGATTCAGCAGCGGACGGCTCAGCAGCAGCAGACTGAGGTTCTTGAGGCTTATCACGACCGCGAGGAAGAAGCGCGGGGCAAGTACGATGACTTTGAACAGGTCGCGTACAACCCGAATCTTCCGATTACGAACGTGATGGCTGAGACGATTCATTCTTCGGACATTGGACCTGACCTGGCGTATTACCTTGGGTCTAATCCGAAAGAAGCGGACCGTATTTCCCGGCTATCGCCGTATTTGCAGGCCAAAGAAATTGGTCGGCTGGAGGCCAAATTGGTCGCCGAGCCGGTAACAAAACGGGTATCTAACGCGCCTGAGCCGATTCAACCCGGTAAACCGCGAAGTGCTTCGGCACCGAGCTTTGATACCACTGACCCTCGGTCTATCAAAAGTATGACCGCATCGCAGTGGATTGAAGCAGAGCGGCAACGCCAGATGAAGAAGCTAGAAGCGCAAAGACTTCGCTAACTAGGAGATATTATGTCTAACTCAATCCTTACGATTGATATGATCACTCGGAAAGCTCTCGAAATCCTTGAGAACAACCTGGTGATTTCCCGCAACGTGAACCGTCAATACGACGATTCCTTTGCCGTCGAGGGCGCCAAAATTGGCTCGACCCTCCGCATCCGTCTGCCTGACCGCGCGCTCGTCACCGATGGCGCTGCCCTCCAGGTGCAGGACGACAACGAACAGTTCACCACCCTGACTGTTGCTTCGCAGAAGCACATCGGCGTGAACTTCACTTCTGCCGAACTCACCATGCAGTTGGATGACTTCGCGGAACGTGTGCTGAAACCCCGCGTTAGCCAGCTGGCTGCCTCGGTTGATGCTGACGTCGCAAATGCGTACAAGAGCATCTTCCAGTCGGTTGGCACCCCCGGCACCGTTCCGGCTACTTCGCTCGTTCTGTTGCAGGCGCAGCAGAAGCTGAACGAATCCGCCGCTGGTATGGCGCCGCGCTATGCCACCGTTAACCCGGCGGCCAACGCTGGTTTGGTCGAAGGCATGAAGGGCCTCTTTAACCCGGTTGATACTGTTAGCCGTCAGTTCAAGAACGGCATGATGGGCCAGGGCGTTCTGGGCCTTGACGAAATCAACATGTCGCAGTCCATCGTTCAGCACACCACCGGTAGCCGTTCTACCTCCGACACCATTCTGGTGAACGGTGCGGTCAGCACCCAAGGTGCTACCACCATCAACCTTGATGGCGGCACCGCTTCAGCAACAATTGCTGTTGGTGACGTGTTTACGATTGCTGGTGTTTTTGCTGTCAACCCGCAGACCCGTCAGTCCACCGGTTCGCTCCAGCAGTTCGTCTGCACCGCGACCGCCACTGCGTCCAGCGGCGCGTGGACCAACGTGGCGATTTCGCCGCCTATCTTTACCAGCGCGAACGCTTTGGCTACCGTGGATTCGTTCCCGGCTGACAACGCTGTCGTAACTTTTGTTGGTTCTGCTTCAACCCAGTACCCGCAGAATCTGGTTTACCACAAAGACGCCATTACGCTGGCGACTGCTGACCTCCTGCTCCCGCAGGGTGTGGACATGGCTAGCCGCCAGGTTCACAACGGCATCAGCCTGCGTGTTGTCCGTCAGTACGACATCAACAACGACCGTATGCCTTGCCGTATCGACGTGTTGTATGGTTTCTCAACCATCCGCCCGCCGATGGCCTGCCGCATCTGGGGTTAAGGAGAAAATATCATGGCATTTCCTTCTACCGGCAACGGCTATCAGACTACTGACGGCAATGTTAACGAAATCACCTTGGCGATTCAGGGCGCCCCGGCTACGGTTTCAACGGCGGGCACTCTGACGGCGGCTCAACTGCTGACTGGTTTGATTGTCGCTAGCGGCACGCCTGGCACGCAGACTCTGCCGACGGTGGCTTTGCTTGAGGCTGCGCTGCCCAACGTAAAAGTGGACAGCGGGTTCAACTTGAATCTGATCAACACGGCTGGCTCTACCGCCACCGTGGCGACCGGCACGGGTTGGACGATTGTGGGCACGGCAACCGCTGCGACTGTTACGTCTGCCGCGTTCCGCGCACGCAAGACCGGCGACGGCACTTGGACTTTGTACCGAATCGCCTAAAAAGCGAATAGGAACGGGGCGGGCAACCGCCCCGTTTTCTTTATGCACATTTACCTCAGACACCCCAAACACGGCACCAAAGTCGCTATCGCGGATGCGGAAGCGGATGCGGATGAACGTAATGGATGGGTGCGATATACTCTTGGTGAACCGGAAGTTCCGGTCAATGAATTAGAGGCTAAGCGCCGCCGCCGACCAGCCGCATAGGAGTTTCCGCCGTGCAGAGATATGTCAACTTTATAGCGTCCACGACTTCCACCAGTTCGACGCTAATGGTTCTTTCTAACGCCACCTGCACGGTCTATGTCGCCGGCACTTCTACAGCAGCCACGCTGTATAGCGACAATGGCATTACGCCGTTGGCTAACCCGTTCCTATCGTCTTCGACCGGCCAAGTAGCGTTCTACGCGGCTAACGGGACGTATGACCTTGTAGTGTCCAAGATTGGCTATCTTACTGTCACCATCAACGCCATTGAACTTGATGACCTTATGGCACCATCGGGCAGCAACAGCGTGGGCTATCTGCCAGCCGGAACAGGCGCAGTTGCGACAACCGTCCAGACCAAGCTGCGCGAAAGCTTGAGCGTTAAAGACTTTGGCGCGGTTGGGGATGGGGTGACGGATGACACGGCGGCGATTCAGCAAGCCTTTACTTCTGCTGCGGCGTTTACCCCTAAAAAGACGGTTTATTTTCCTGCTGGCACTTACGTCATTAACCCGTCTACCACTATTGACGCTACAGGTTGCAGCATTGATGGCGACGGGCAGAACGTGTCAATCATTAAGCCCAGCGCGTTAACTACAGCAGTGGTTGGCGGGTATCAGCATATTACGTTCAACACAGACTCAAATTTTACTGTTTCAAACATACAAATTGACCTGACAAATGTTGTTTACTCTGTTGTGTTTCCGCTTTCTCAACGCTCTTACCACATTCTGGCCTACAATTGCACCAATTGGGCAATTCGCAATTGTTCGTTCACCGGGATATCCAATAATCACATTGGCGTGTACGCGAACGGCGGCAACTATTGGGAGATTACAGACTGTTATTTTGAAAACCTTGTGCCGAGCATTCAGTATTCGCAAGCAATAAACATCCAGGAATACAGCGGCACGCATAGGGTGCTAAATAATGTTATGAATGGAACGGGATTATTTTCTAACAGCGGCGACGGGTTAGTTTCAAATAACATTGCCTACAATATTGCGTTTGGCGCTGGTTTGGCCTTTGGCCCGTTTATAGATTGCAAAAACAACGTAATCACCAATAACCATTGCACCGGGGGTTTTGGTTCTCCAGATGTTAATGCAACTTACACCGCTGGCATCGAAAACTGGGGATCTGACTCGATTATCTCGGGTAACTATTGCTCCAATAACAGCGGCTCTGGCATATCCCACGGCGGTTACCGAGGCGTTGTTTCCGGGAACATCTGCTTAAACAACGGCATTGGCGGGACGGGACTGAACGGAATTTCTGTGTTCTCTGTTTTAGCGCCAATTACGACCAGCGGCTCCAACAGCGTAATTACTGGGAATTTATGCTCGGACACGCAAGCCGTAAAGACTCAAGCATATGGCTACCGCGAGGCAGGGGCTGGCACTATTGTTAATATGCTGGTGCACGGTAATTATTTTTACGGCAACCTGACTGGCGACCAATTAACCGTGCAAACAACCCCGCAAGTGCTGCGTAGCAATAGCCCCGCGTGGATGCCCAATATGTCGGTTGGTGACGCGACCCCAGTTACAAACGTCAATTTGCTGTCTAATTCTTATCTGTCGCTGACCGGGACGGACGCCTCTGCCATGCAGATGATTGACCAGTTTCCAACCACGGCAACCGTGGGCAACCGGGGGCTTAACATTCAATTAAATACAGAAGCAGCGGTAACTAGCGCAACTTCTATTTTGCTCAACAATTTCAGCGTTTCCGGCGCGGGGGCCATTACCACTCAACACGGTATTTTTATTCAGGACTTGACCACTGGCACGAGCATTCGGGGGATTACATCTAATGTTTCTGCCGGAGCCAATAAATACAACATCTTTGCCTCGGGAACCGCGCCCAGCTATTTTGCTGGCGAGGTGCAGATTGCTGGCTCAACAACGCCAATGTTGCGTGCGGTTGTAGCAATGAGTAATGGGGCGGCTGCGGCTGTTGGCACATTAACCAACGCGCCAGTCGCCGGCAATCCCACCAAGTGGATTGCATTTAACGACGCCGGCGTAACTCGCTACATCCCGGCGTGGTAACCCTATGACCAACCTTGAACACCTGCTAATTGCCCTTGCGGTGCAGGCTGTATTGGGCTGGCTGACCGGCAACTGGTGGGCGGGCGCTGCGTTGATGTCGGGCGTAATGATGGGCCGTGAGCACGCGCAGGCCGAGTACAAGTGGATTGAACGATACGGCCAAGGCCTTCGCGCCAACCTGCCTTGGTGGGGTTGGGCAGACCCCCGCGTATGGGATGTTCATTCTTGGTTCTGGAATCTATCATTGCCCATAGCGGCTGTGCTTCTAATGGCCGGAGTAATGTGAAATGACGATTATTGTCCCATCAACTTCGTTTACGACGTCAACGACAGCGGGCGACCAAATCAACGCTGCGCTGCGGTTGATTGGGCAATTAGCTGAAGGCGAAGTGCCGTCTGCGGCTACCGCACAAGATGCGTTGACCGCCATGAATCAAATGATTGATTCGTGGAACACCGAGCGCCTTAGCGTGTTCTCAACGCAAGACCAAGTGTTTAGCTGGCCTCCGAACACTATCAGCCGCACGTTGGGCCCGTCTGGCGACTTTGTGGGCAACCGCCCTATCCTGCTTGATGATTCGACGTACTTTAAGGACGCTTCTACGGGCATTTCGTTCGGCATCAAAATCCTCAACCAGCAACAGTATAACGGCATCGCCGTTAAGACTGTGACCAGCACTTACCCGCAAGTCATCTGGGTTAACATGACATACCCCGACATTGAAATGTACATCTACCCCGTGCCCACACGGGTGTTGGAATGGCATTTTGTTTCAGTGGCTGAACTGCATCAAGCCGCGTCACTATCAACCGTGTTGGTGTTGCCGCCAGGTTATTTGCGGGCGTTCAAATACAATCTGGCGTGCGAATTGGCGCCGGAATTTGGCGTCGAACCGTCGCCTACCGTGTCGCGCATCGCCATGACCAGCAAGCGTAATCTGAAGCGCATCAACAACCCAGATGACATCATGAGCTTGCCGTACAGCATCGTTGGCACCCGCCAGCGGTTTAACGTCTTTGCCGGCAACTATTGATGAAAATGCCAATTTTGGGGCAGGCGTATGTGGCTCGCAGCGTCAACGCTGCGGACAACCGCATGGTCAATCTGTACCCCGAGGCGACGCCCGAAAACGGCAAAGACGCTGGCTTTCTCAACCGCGCGCCTGGTCTGCGGCTGTTAGCGACGTTAGGGACTGGCCCTGTGCGCGGGCTGTGGCAATTTGGGGCGTACGGCTATGCGGTGTCCGGCAACACGCTGTACCGCGTGGACGCGGCGGGTACGGCGACGGTATTAGGCACGGTGTCTGGCAGTGGGCCGGTCAGCATGACCGACAATGGCACGCAGCTGTTCGTTGCGTGCAACCCGCTCAGCTACATCTACAACGCCAGCACCGGCGTGTTCGCGCAAATTACCGACCCTGACTTTCCCGGCGCGGTAACGGTGGGGTATTTGGACGGGTACTTCGTGTTCAACGAACCCAATTCGCAAAGGATTTGGGTCACTCAGTTGCTGGATGGAACGTCGGTAGATCCGTTGGATTTTGCTAGCGCCGAAGGTTCCCCTGACGGTCTGCTTGCCATTGCGATTGACCACCGCGAGGCGTGGCTGTTTGGCACCAACACCGTTGAGGTGTGGTACGACTCAGGCGCGGCAGCGTTTCCGCTGGAGCGCATACAGGGCGCATTTAACGAGCTTGGTTGCGCGGCTCCGTATTCAGTAGCCAAGATGGACAATGGGCTATTCTGGTTGGGCTCCGACGCCCGTGGCAACGGTATGGTCTACCGGGCGAACGGTTACACCGGTCAACGGATTAGCACACACGCCATAGAGTTTGCCATTCAAGGCTACGCGACCATCTCCGACGCCATTGGCTACACTTACCAGCAGGACGGCCATTCGTTTTATGTGCTGATTTTTCCAACCGGCAACGCTACTTGGGTGTACGACGTTGCAACCGGCGCTTGGCATGAACGGGCCGCGTTCAGCAACGGCCAATTTACGCGGCATATCAGCAACTGCCAAATGAATTACAACAACGAAATCGTGGTGGGTGATTGCGCCAACGGCAATATCTATGCGTTTGACCTCGATGTTTATGCGGACAACGGCGCGGTACAGCGTTGGCTTCGGTCGTGGCGAGCGCTGCCATCTGGGCAAAACAACCTAAAGCGAACGGCGCAGCACTCGCTACAGCTTGACTGCGAAACGGGCGTTGGCCTTAACACCGGGCAAGGCAGTGACCCTCAAGCCATGCTTCGTTGGTCTGACGATGGTGGTCACACCTGGTCAAACGAACATTGGACATCAATGGGCGCAATTGGGTCGTATGGCACGCGGGCCATTTGGCGCCGGTTAGGGATGACGGAAAAGATCCGAGACAGGGTTTACGAAGTGTCCGGCACCGACCCAGTAAAAGTAGCCATTATCGGCGCTGAATTGACCGTATCTGCAACTAATGGCTGACAATACCACTAATATCACACCACCACGCGTTCCATTTTTGGACGCGCGAAACGGTCAAATATCACGCGAGTGGTATCGATTCTTTCTAAACCTGTTCACCATTACCGGCAACGGAACCGGCGTTACGCCTATTGCAAATGGCGGAACAAACTCCACGTCTACGCCGCAATCCGGCGCCATAGCGTATGGTGACGGCGCGTCATATAGATTTACGACGGTTGGCTTGCCCGGACAAATATTGACCAGCAACGGCGCCGGTTCGCCGGGGTGGACTACGGCGACAGGGGGCTCTGTCACCAGCGTGGATGTATCTGGCGGCACCACCGGGTTTACGACGTCGGGCGGCCCCATAACATCGTCGGGCACCATTACGTTGGGCGGAACATTAGCAACCGCCAACGGCGGCACTAACTCAACCGCAACCCCTACTGCTGGCGCCGTTTCGTATGGCACCGGCACGGCGTATGATTTTACTGCGGTTGGCACTGTAGGTCAGGTGCTGACCAGCGCAGGTGCTGGCACGCCTACTTGGGCCACACCAACCACTGGCACAGTTTCTAGCGTTGATGTATCAGGTGGCACGACGGGCTTAACCACTTCGGGCGGCCCGATTACGTCATCGGGCACCATTACGTTAGCAGGCACTTTAATAGCAGCCAACGGCGGTACCGGCTACTCAACGTATACCATTGGCGATATTCTTTACGCGTCCAGCACCACGGCGCTATCTAAATTAGCAGATGTTGCTACCGGAAACTCTCTTATTTCGGGCGGCGTAGGGGCCGCGCCGTCATGGGGCAAAATTGGTCTGACGACGCATGTGTCAGGCACACTTCCGATTGCCAACGGCGGTACGAACGGTACAGCGACACCCACAGCCGGGGCCGTTCCTTACGGCACCGGTACGGCGTTTGGCTTTACCGTTGCCGGTACGTCCGGCCAAGTGCTGACTAGCGCCGGCGCTGGTACGCCCACTTGGACGACACCAACTACCGGCACGGTGACCAGCGTTGGGCAGACGTTTACCGGTGGCCTTATATCGGTGGCCGGGTCGCCTGTTACCGGGTCTGGCACGCTGGCGTTAACGGTTGCGGGGACGTCGGGCGGCGTTCCTTACTTTTCATCCGCAAGTACTTGGGCGTCATCGGCGGCGTTAGCGGCGAATGCTTTGGTCATTGGCGGCGGCGCAGGTGTAGCACCTGCGACCACTACAACGGGCACCGGCGTTGTCACCGCGTTGGGCACCAATGTCGGTACAGCTGGCGCGTTCGTGGTCAATGGCGGCGCGCTGGGTACGCCGTCCAGCGGCACGGTGACTAACCTGACCGGCACGGCGTCTATCAATATCAACGGCACTGTAGGCGCTACAACACCCACCACGGGTTCATTTACGACAATTGTTGCGTCAACTAGCGCAAGTGTGGGTTCCGCTGCCCCAGCAGGCACTAACTTTTACAACAACAAAACTTTAACCGGGAGCACCACTCCTTTCTCCAATAGAACTGTTGCTACCGTGCAAACTGATGCCACAGGCACTGCGCGAGGTTATACAACTAACATTGGTGTTGTTGCAGCCCACCCGACCCTTTCTGGGCTTCAACATTTTCTCGCCACGCAGGCATCGTTTAACGCTTCTACGGTTACAACTCAGGTTGGGTTTTACGTTAACTCTACGCTTGTTGGCGCGAGTACCAATTATGCGTTTAACGCCGATGACCTTTCTGGCACAACCGGCACCGCGTATGGATTTTTTTCAAACGTCAATACTTCGGGGACGGGTACGGTTTGGGGCTTTTATGCTAACGGCACGGCCAATAACTATTTTGGCGGCAAAGTCGGTATTAGCCGAACCCCGACGACCAACTTGGATGTCAACGGCTCGATTGCTTTTCGAGCGCCCAGCCTAACCAATGCGGCCACCTATACAGTAGCAACCACCGACGTATCGCTGCGATTCACGACCACGGCCTGCACGGTGACGTTACCGGCAGCCGCCAGTTTTACGGGCCGCGTTTTGTATTTGAACAACGTCACGGCGATTGCGGTAACTTCTGCGTCATCCAACGTCATTCCCTTGGGGTCCAACACGGCGGGCACAGCAATTCTTGCGGCGACCGCCGGTAAATTTGCTATGATTCAGTCCGATGGGACCAACTGGATTACAATGATGGCTAACTAAGCCTTCGGAGATTGTCATGTCAGTCACGCTTTCGCCACCCCCTAAACTGCAATTCTTCGATTCAAATGGCAATCCATTGTCCGGGGGGCTTTTGTATTCGTACACGGCTGGCACCAGCACCCCGCTGGCGACTTACAATGACGCTTCGGGCACGACGTACAATACGAATCCCGTCATCTTAGACTCCAGGGGCGAGGCCGATGTTTGGCTTGGTGCTGCGTCGTACAAATTCAAATTGGCGACCGCCGCAAACGTAGACATTTGGACCGTTGATAATATCGGTGGTGGCGACCAGTTTGGCACCGTGCAGTTTCTGACCGGCGTAAGTGGTTCGGATACCATTACGGCCACCGTAACTTCTTCAAGTTTCATTGCGTACGCCGCCGGACAAATGTTTAATTTTGTTGCTGCCGGAACTAACGCAACTTCTAGCGTGACGTTGAACTTGAACGGGTTGGGTGCAAAAACGGTCACCAAAAAAGGTACGCTAGCGTTGGCAGCTGGCGACATCTTAGCCGGCCAAGTAATTACGGTGGTGTACGACGGCGCCAGGTTCCAGATAACCAATGCCGTCTATCTATCTGCGCCGCCACCGATTGGCGACGTCACGCCTAACACCGGCGCGTTTACTACGCTAAACACGACGGGCTTTTTGGGCGTTATTACCGCCGCTCCTACTTGCGCGGTAGATGTCACTGGCGGCATTAAAACCAGCCGGGTTACTGTTACCACACCCGCAACAACTGACGGCAATGTTTTTTCGGGGTTGTATACCCCCGCACAAGTAAGCACCAACACCAACGTGGCATCCGTTACCTTTGGTGCATCCTATTACATGCGCGTAGGAAACATGGTGACGGTGATTGGAAGCGTTTCAATTACTGCAACCGCATCTGCTACAGATACGATTCTCCTTATGTCGCTGCCAATTGCAAGTAATTTCTCCAGCTCGCGAAATTTAAGCGGAACTGGGGCGTCCACCAGCACCGGCGTGTATGGGAGCGTTCCTGCGGCTATTTTGGGCGATACCACTGATGACTGCGCTCAATTTAGACTTCGCCCTACTTCTACTTCAGCTGTGGCGTATCAGTATTCATTCACTTATCTTGTGGCGTAAAATTCGGCATGACTGAGTAAAAGGCTGACTGATGGCTACCTACCGCCGGCCAAAGAAGGGGGATGTCCGCGTCTTTAACGGCGTGAAGGTCCGCTTCGGCCTGTCTGGCGGGTTTAGGCACGATGAAGACGTCAAGCGGTTCGCCAATTCGCCGGGTGCTGGGCTGTACGCTCGCGGAATTGACCCCGAGTCACCGACCGTAGAGCAGGACACACTCGCCTGGCTGAAGCGGTACCGCGAAAACCCGAACAACCGCAAAGGCCAAGCGGGCTACAACCGCGCGTTTAGCGAAGCCCAGTACGGGCGCGACGACGCACGACAGCCGGGGCTAAAGACGCTGATGGCGCAGAACCCCAACGCGCCGGTACATGCTCTGTTCGACATGACGGCGCGGAACTATCAGGCGCAGAACGCCCTAGCGCCGCGCGACTTCAGCATCATGTCGATTCTAGACCCCATCATCACCGTCGGCCTTGGGTTTGTTAACCCGGCGCTGTCGGCGGCCTACGCTGGCGGTCGCACGGCGGGTGAAGGCGGCGATTTCGGCGACATCTTGCTGAGCGCCGGCGGCGGCTATCTTGGCGGCATGAGCGGCGCCAGCCTAAAAGCTGGCGTCAGCGCTGCTGGCGGTTGGGCTAACTATGCGCGAAACATCGGGTCGTCCATCGCAAACGCACCCAGCAACGCGCTAAACTATCTGAAGTACGGCCCTGAGCTGAGCAACATCAACACTGCGTCGCTGTTCCCCCGCGCGTTTGAGAACGCGGCGGTGGCGGGGCGGTTGCCGGGGGGCACCGCCGCCGGCATGTCGAACGCGGCGCGCGCGGCAGGCGCCATAGGGTCTTTGAACAATCCCGGCAGAGCCGGCGTGACTAGCACAGCGGGCGCAGGCCCCGGAGGCAGCAACATGAGTTGGTTTTCTAACGTGATGCAGGACTGGGGCGTAACCAAGGGCGATTTGCTTCGCGCGGGGATTGACGTTGTCTCCGGTATCCGCAACGCCAACGCCGTCGAGAACGCCGCAAGGATGCAGGCCAACGCCGCGCAGCAGGCGGCGAACATCGGCTCGCAGACTTCGCAACAGCAGATGCAGTTGGCCCGTGACATTTTCGCCCAGCAGACCGCGCTGAACGAACCGTTCCGTCAGGGTGGCGTTAACGCGCTGAACCGGATGCAAGACTTGCTGGGCATAAGCGGTAACCGCAACGCGCCGGGATATGGCTCGATGTCGAAAAACTTCACGATGGCCGATTTCCAAGCCGACCCCGGCTATGCGTTCCGCATGACAGAGGGGCTGAAGGCATTAGACCGGCAGGCGGCGGCGCGAGGCGGTCTTATCTCTGGTGGCGCGCTCAAAGCCGCCCAAGGCTACGGGCAGGACTTGGCGTCGCAAGAGTACTTGAACGCTTTTAACAGATTCCAGACCAACCGAACGAACCTGTTGAACCCGCTTCAAAGCATAGCTGGTGCGGGTCAAACGGCGACCACCACGCTGTCGCAGGCGGGCCAGAACATGGGAACCAACGTCGCCAACTATATGGGCAACGCGGGCCAAGCGCAGGCAGGTGCGGTCACCAGCGCGGCGGATGCGCGGGCGTCTGGATACCTGGGGGCGCAGGAGGGGTGGAATAGGGCCATCAACAGCGCCTTGTCGCGCGGCACTACGCCGGACCAGCAGTTGCAGCGCGACTACATCAACGCGCTGATTAGGAATACTGGCGACGGTCGTAATCGCTCAGGTATGCTTAATTACGCGGGAGTGGGCTGACATGCCATTAGACCCAACGCTTGTCCGGGGCCTGACGCCCATCTCGGCGCCGCAGCCAGACCCTAACGCCAGCATGAACCAGCTTGGCGTCATTATGAAAATGCAAGGCTTGCAGAACGAGATGCAAGCCAATCGATTGCAGGCGCAGAAGTACCAGCAGGAAATCGCCACTAGTCAAGCAACGGAGCGTAAAACGCGACTTGAGGCCAAGCGCGATGCGTTTGAGCGCGGCGCCGCAATGGCGGGCGACAACCCCGAATTGCTGATGGGCCTGCTGACCAAAGCCTCGCAAGACCCCGACCTGTCCGAGGAGTACGGTATTGGCCCGCAGCACATCCAGTTTATCGGTAGCCAGTTAAACGACCCGGCAAAAGTCAAAATGCTCGCCAACCGAATGCGCGGGATGTCTCCCAAAGATGAAGCTGACATTGCTAAGCCGCCGACTACGTTAGGCCAGCTTCAGGCAGCGCGTGACCAGCTCGACCGAAACGACCCGATGTACGGCACCAAGCTTGACGAAATCAATAACCAAATTAAGTACGAGCAAACGCGCGCGCCGGGGACTAGAGTTGAGATCAACAGTTCCGACACCGCCGAGACTCAAGCGGCTAAAAGTTTTATGGCCGACATAGCCGA